AGGAAGAGCGGCTTTCATTCCGAATTGTTCCATCTGAAGGATGGGCAATTGGCGTTGGAGTAATTCTTTTGAGAAATACTCTTGGTAGGCCGCGGCGAGCGAGCCAGAGGTTACTAGTGCCATATAATTTTATCTCCTATTGTCCAGCCTAGTTAGCGTCGTCAAACTCAACCGCCATCCGGCGGAGTTCTGCACCTTGTTCGGCAATAGGGAGATCCCTAAATGACTTCCTCGGTGCAGGAGTTGACGGCGATCCAACTCCAGGCTGTAAACGTTTCTTGAACTCCGCATTTTCTTTGCGGAGCTTTTCGACTTCATCTGTTAATCCGGTTGAGTGATCCGTCTTCAATGCAAGCTGTGCAATCTCGACCGCGTCGACGATTCCGTCGGCGTACTGCCGGAGTATTGCCTTTGAATTGAGCAACTCTGAAACTTTCTTATGCAAGGGAGATGCCGCGTCCTTTAACTCTGGATGCTTATCTGCCATCTTGGAAAGATTGTCGTTCCATGCCTTCTCTCCGTGTTCCCTTACATTCTGTTCTTGTCTCTTTAATTCGTGTTGCTCAACCTCAGTTGCCTTCTTCTCGGCTTGCTCGGCAAGGTCTTCTCGGCCTTCTTCTCGGAACTGCTTCGCAGCGTTCTTGTAGTCGGTCGCGTCAAACTTGCCTGTCGGTCTCTCCTGGTCGGCCCTCCGTGCCTGTTCGCGTTCGCGCAGGAATTCCTGGCGATCGCTTTCCAAACGTTCCTTTTCGGCCTTGGACTCCGCCTTTGCCTGTTGAATGGCTTCCCACTCTTTCTGCTGGCGATTCTTTAGCTTCTCGTACTTGCTTGGAGCATTGTCGGATGACTCAACCGGACTCTCAGACTTTGTCGTTGTTAAAGAACTATCACCTTTTTTATCCTCGACTTTGGCCGGGGAAGGCGAATTTTCTGTTTTAGGTTCTGCCGTCGACGTGGGGTTCGACTCGATCTTCTCCACTGGTTCCGACGTTGGTTCCGTTTCCGCTTTAGCTTCCACTCTCTCCGGAGGGATAATCCCATCCTCAATCATGGCCGCTCTTCGTAACGATTCCTCGGTCAGTTCTATTACATCACCCATGCTAACCCCTTTACTCCAGCCCCAAGATGGTTAACGATCTTAGGCGGGATTGTGACTAGTCTATGTACTCCGCGGGAAACCTCTAGTCGTCTGCCCCTCCCGCGGGATGAGTGGCATCAATTCCAAGGGAATCGATAACTGCCACTGCTGATCTGAAACCTATTGCAAACCCACAGGCTGTCAAGTCGCCTTTTTGAACTGCGCTAGAATCCTGCCTAATGGTCATGTTTCTTAGGATCGCGGCAAACCTTACCCCATGCTCAGATCTCATAAAGGCTCCAAGTGCCTTGGCGTCGTCTGCGGTCCACTCGGGTTCGTCTACCCAACCAGTAAATCGTATGAAGTTTAAGATCGCCCTTAGTCTTGTCATGTAATGTCTTCCATCGAAAAGCACAAGTTGTAAACGTGCTCAAATTTGGGTTCTTCGTCCATTGGCAACTCCTTTGGTTCTCCGCCCTCTATAAGCCAGCACCTATAGCCAATTTTGTTCATTATGGTGCGAATGTCCTGGTACTTGTGACCCATTTGGGCCAATCCAAAATTATTGATTTCAAGAGCTACAATTGGAAGATTCTTTTTAAGAAGCCCGATCATTCCGTTTAGTGCCAGGACCTCGGACCCCTCAACATCCATCTTGATGAAGTCCACCTTTCCGATTGAGTTGTAGTGATCCAAGGCTATCGAATAGGAGGCCATCTTCTGTGGTGATACCCTGCTCTTCTCGTTGAAGGAATGCTTCCCACAATCCCACAGCGAGTGACCACCATCGTTGTCTTGGTTGACCCAAAAGTATATTGGCTTTGAATCTTCGGATACGGCCCAGTTGTGGGGCCTTATGTTCTTAAAGTCATTCAGTCCGGCATTCGTCATAAGTCTTGAGTAGTTTTCTGGGTTCATCTCAAACGAGTAGACCGATCCGGATTCTCCGACCAGCTTCGCTGCGATCATGCTGAAGAATCCAACGTGGGCACCAATATCAAGAAACGTATCTCCACGTTTTAGCTTTTTGAGCATTAGGGCGAATAGTTCGCCCTCATATGCAGCCCCCTGTTCGAGGTGCGAGCCAATAAATTTTTGGCTTACGTTTGAGTAATCTAAAAGTATTTTGACCGCTCCGTCCGCAGCCTTGCCCAGGTTTATTTCAAATATCTTCGACTGGTCACTCACACCATCGGTTGTGCCATCTCTGGAGGCATTTGTCCAGCCATTTCCGGAGGAAGCATTTGCCCTTGGGGCCCTTGCTGTTGCTGGCGTTGCTTTGCGTTGTTCATCTTCTTGAGTTCAGCGGTAATCGCCCTGGCAACGTTAGGATCAATCTTCTCGAGCGCCTCTAAGTGCTGAGTCAAGTGCTGTCCAATCGCCTGTGCCGTAGCCTGGTCGACCTGACGGAATCCCTTTTCCGCGGCCTGCTGGAAGTCAAAGATGATCTCGAGGTGAGCCTTATGATCGTCGGTAGGCTTGATGGAAATTGGGAACGCGGTCGTCATCATGGCCGCAAGTTCCTTCGCCTGCTCTTCGCGTTGTTCCTGCTGGTTCATCATTGGATCTTGGACTAGGCGACGCACCAGGCTCGGATCATCTAGCTCAAGTACTGACTTAACAAGTTCAGCCTGGTTGATGAACGGAGACTGTCCGAGTAACTGCATCCGAGCCACAGCCTTCTGAAGTTGGAACTGGCGAGTTTGGAAGTCGTAACCACCCTTGGGCATGATTGAATACTGTTCGTGCAGTGCTTCCGGTGGCACCGTGCCGGTATCCTCTGCATATCGATAGTTCAGATCCTTCTTGTCGTACTGCAGATAGATTGCCCAACACTGACGGAACAGGCGACCTAGCGACATTCGGAACAGACGGTTCCTCAAGTCGGCTCCCGCGGAACCGGTGTTCACCAGTGCTTGAATTTCAGTGGCGGTTTTCCTGGAGCTACCAGGTTCCGAGGGATTGTTACCGACTCCGAAATCAATTGTCCCAACCCTCTGCTCCGCCTCTGCACGTTCGTCGTACATGACGCGCATGAAGTCCATCGGAGGGGTAGTCATCTGAACTGGCTTAATGCCCTGGGGCAAGATCTGACCAGGTTGCATTTTTAGGTTGGCCATGTTCAGCGAGACAGGATTGTCAGCCTGGAATAGGGGACGGTTTGCAAGCTCAAGGAAGTCGAGCATGGAGTTCTTCAGCTTCGCCAGCGTCATTTCGTTAGCCGCCAGAATCTCCGCAAGTCCGCGGGATGAGTAGAATCCGCCGTTGGTCAACTCATAGCTAAACTCTGTAAAGGGACACTGGCCGTGCTTGTATGGAAGTACGAAATCTTCGCGCACTGGATCTGTCGTTGCTAGGGGCGAGTACGTTGCAACATTCCACTCGTCGTCTTCGTTGCGAGTGTAAATCTCCCAAAGGATAATGCGGTCTGGGCGAGAGTCGTAGGTGATACCTTCGCGTTGGTAGACTGCCTGCTCCTTCTCAGTATTGATACCCTCGAACTTTGTTCCACGTCCGGAAATCCTCTTAATGAAATCCTCGTCTTGGTTGTAGGCCGCTACGCGCTTGTACTGCTCCACCGATAGAACCATGACATGGCAAAGGTAGTCGGCGTCGTCTAGGGCAACAGTCTGGTCGGGCACAATAAACCTGGTCGGATCGATTGCTTGGAAAATGATCTCTTTCTTGCCCTCGTCCCAAATCGATTTGAGCACAGCCCGACCAAACAAGAGCATGTCGTCGATTAGTCTTACGATCTCAAATTGGAATGCAGTACGCTCCCGGATCTTGTAATCAAAGTAGCGTTCTGCTGTGACTGTGAGCGGGACCAACTGTTGACGCATAGGAACAAACCCAGCAACAACATCGTTACCGAGAGCCGAGTTAACGTAGTTGGGTTTAAGTCTTTCAATGATGCGATCGATCAAGGCGACGTGCATGTCCGCCGCGGTGGGCCATGGCTTAACTTTACGA